GCAAAGCTTAGAATCAGAGCTAGTCGCCTTGCAAGAGCAACAGTACGAAAGAAATTAAGCGGTGGCACTGAATCTGAAATGTCAATGTCACAGAAAGTACAACTTGATAAAAGACTCGAAAAGAAGAAATCATTAATTAATAAAATGACAAAGAAGCTCCTAAAGGTTGTTCGCAAAAAGGAACAAGAAAAGTTTGCAAAGAAATGAAATCCTTTAAGCAATATACCGAAGAAACCGAATATAAAGGAAAGAAGGTTAAACTCAACGATCCCTTTCGTGCCCCCAAAGGAGATAGAAAAAAGTTCTATGTCTATGTTAAGAACGAAAAGGGGAATGTGATTAAATTGGGTTTCGGCGATCCTAATATGGAAATCAAACGAGATGATCCTAAAAGACGGAAAGCATTTCGTTCGAGACATAGTTGTGATGATGATATAGGACCAAAATGGAAAGCAAGGTATTGGAGTTGTTACCAATGGCGAGCGGGTGCGAAGGTGGACAACTAATGAAATCCTTTAATAATTTAAAATTAATAAAGTTTTCTGAAAAACTAGTCACCAAATACCAAAACACCGGGATGGGAACAGAATAAGGTGTTCATCAAGAAAGGACAAATATGAAACTTATTACAGAAATTAATGATGACATCGATGTTATTATTGAGAAGGCTGAGGGCAAGCCTACTGGATATTATATTGAAGGGGTGTTCCTACAGTCGGATCTTAAAAATCGAAATGGGAGGATTTATCCCTTCGAGACTTTGCAGACAGAAGTTGCAAAATATGATAAGAATATGATTCAACAGAATCGTGCGTTTGGTGAGTTGGGTCATCCTGAAGGACCGCAGATTAATCTGGAACGGGTGTCGCACATGATCAAATCCCTGAAGGTTGAAGGAAAGAATTTCATAGGCCGGGCAAAAGTCATGTCCGAAACACCGTATGGTAAAATTGTCAAAAATCTCATTGACGAGGGTGCGAAACTGGGTGTTTCCTCTCGTGGTATGGGTTCTATCAAACAGAATACTAAAAATGAAGCCATCGTTGGTGGTGACTTCCATCTTGCAACAGCCGCGGATATTGTAGCCGATCCTTCTGCTCCTGATGCTTTTGTCCAAGGTGTCATGGAAGGGAGGGAGTGGATTTACGAAAGCGGCGTATTTAAACAGATAGATTTAGAACAATATAAAGAAGATGTTGACAATTCTAACAGAAAAAATAGAGAAGAAACAAAGATTAAAGGATTTGTGGACTTGTTTAACAAATTGTCAAGGTAGACGTTTGTATAAATAAATAGAGATTTCATAAAATATTCAACAGGAGAAAAATACATGGGACCAAGACTTGAAACAGTATATCGTCAGATGAGGGCTGAGGCAGTCCCTGACACAGATTTAACCGAAGGACTAGAAGAAGCAAAAGCACCGGCATCAAAATCAAAGGACGAGAACGAAGCTGAAGACTTGGGTCCAGCAGTTGTGTCTCCTGATGATAAGGATTCAGGCCCGTCTAAGGCAGCTGATAAAATGAAGAAAACGACAAAGGCAACAAAAGAAAGTGTCGTGGACGAAGATGGTGAAGATTTGACAGAAAGAACAACTGCTGTTCGCGTCACGGTCAAAAATGCTCGGATGGCTGGAAAGATTGCTCGATGGATAAATACCAACATGGGGCAAACTATGGAAATTGATGATATCGATACGGATGGTATTTCTAGTGCAAGCGGTTCCATCGCAGGTGATATTATTATCCAAGGTGATGATGCTGGTGAATTAGCACAAATGGTTGCCAAACAATTTAAAAAGGATGTTGTGATTAAGAAGATCGCCGAAAATATGGAAGAAGATAAGCTTTCTGCAAAGCAGAAGAAAATTGATGTCAATGATAATGGTAAAATTGATGCTGAGGATTTGAAACATCTCAGAAAAGAAGATGATGATGAAGAAGAGAAGGATGATATGGGTGATGATGACAGTGATGAGGAAGAGAAGGATGACGATAGTGATGAGGAAGAGAAGGATGAGAAGAAAGAAGCTGTTCTAACGAAAGCCGAGATGATCCAGAACATCGGTGAAAAGATGGGTGGACTTAGAAAAACTAAGTTTGAAGCTGCATATGAAACTTTCATCAACACGATTGACGAACTAGAGACTGACGTTTCTGTTGAAGAGTCTGCTCGTAGGTTTGCAGAATCTGTCAAAGTTGACGTTTCTCAGGACGTTGAAGCACTCTTGCACGGTGAGGACATCTCTGAAGACTTTAGGAAGAAAGCAACTGTCATCTTTGAAGCTGCTGTCCGTGACAAAGTTGAGGGTGAAATTGCTAAATTTGAAACTAAGTTTAACGAAGCTGTTCAAGACGAAGTAGAAGGTATTCATACCAATCTTTATGCACAAATTGATGAGTATTTGACATACTGTGCCGAAGAGTGGTTGAAATCAAATGAACTTGCTGTTGAAACTGGACTCAAGGAGGAAATTACTACAGAGTTCATGGAAGGTCTGAAAGAATTGTTCGAGAGTAAGTACATTGAAATTCCAGCAGAAAGAATTAATGTTGTTGAAGAACTTGCAGACAAGAACGAGGAACTCGAAGAACAGTTGAAAGCTGAAATGCAGAAGAACATCGATCTTTCCAAGAAACTTAGCGAGAGCAAAAGGGAGGAAATTATTGCAGAAGTTACTGACAACCTCGCTGACACACAAGTAGAGAAAATTAAATCTCTTGCAGAAGGTCTTTCGACTGATTCCGAAGAAGGGTTCCGCGAAGCAGTTAGTACTCTGCGCGAGAATTATTACCCAGCTGATGTCACTCCCGAAAATACCGAGGAAACATCAGTACTTGTAGAAGATATAGATAGCGTTAATGAAACTGAAGGAATGAGTCCTTCCATCGCAGCTATTTACGATTCAATTAAAAGAACTACTGCACCCAAGAAGTAATTTCTTATAAATAGAACTAAGATTTATAAACTTATCAACAAGGAGAATGATCAATGCTATTAGCAGAACAAGTTGAAAAAAAATGGAAGTCTATTCTCGAGCACCCTGACCTTCCTGAGATCGGTGACGCTCACCGCCGTCAGGTAACAGCGATGGTTCTTGAGAATCAGGAATCCGATCTAATCGAATCACAGAACGGTGGTATGTTTACAGAGGCGGCTCCGACTAACTCTGTTGGTGCCATGACTGGTAACGTAACGAAATACGATCCCATCCTGATCAGCTTGGTACGCCGTGCTGTTCCTCAGATGATCGCGTTTGATGTTGCGGGTGTTCAGCCGATGACCGGACCTACTGGTCTGATCTTTGCGTTGCGCGCTCGTTATGCAACGACTTCCGCGGCAAGTCCGGGCTTGATTGCTAAAACGAGTCAGGCTGCTGGTGCAACATCGCCTGGTGAGGCACTGTTTGACGAAGCAGACACCGACTATTCTTCGCTTGCGCAGGATGCTGGTGCAACGACTCATGCAGGGACCGATGCTGGTGCTGCTGCAACTATCCCGAAAACGGGTATGACCACAGCGACTGCTGAGGCATTGGGTGACGCAACAACGAACTCCTTTGCTCAGATGGGTTTCACCATCGACAAGGTGACCGTTACAGCTGTCTCTCGTGCGTTGAAAGCAGAGTACACCATGGAGTTGGCACAGGACTTGAAAGCGATTCATGGTCTTGATGCTGAAACCGAACTTGCTAACATCCTCTCCACGGAAATTCTTTCTGAGATTAACCGTGAAGTTATCCGTACAATCTACTCGTCCGCTGAACTGGGTGCGCAGATCAATACGGCGTCAGCAGGTACTTTCAATCTCGACACCGACTCGAATGGTCGTTGGAGTGTTGAGAAATGGAAGGGTCTTCTGTTCTCAATCGAACGCGATGCGAACTCTGTTGGTCAGAGGACTCGTCGAGGTCGTGGTAATATCATCATCACTTCTGCTGATGTTGCATCTGCTCTTAACCAGAGTGGCGTTCTTGACTATGCGCCTGCGATGTCTACCGGAATTAATGTGGACGATACTTCTACCACGTTTGCTGGTGTTCTGATGGGTCGTTACAAAGTGTATGTCGATCCTTACATGAATAACGCGACTGCTGCACAGTATTATGTTGTTGGTTATCGTGGTACGTCGCCGTTTGATGCGGGACTGTTCTATTGTCCGTATGTTCCGCTTCAGATGGTCCGCGCGGTTGGAGAAAATAGTTTTCAACCCAAGATTGGTTTCAAGACTCGTTACGGGATGGTTGCGAATCCGTTCGCTACGACTGCCGGTGATGGTGTTGTTGATATCGATGGGACGCTTGCTGCGAACCACGGTAACAGGTATTATCGGAAAGCGATAGTAACCAATCTTATGTGAGTAACCTGATGTAATAGGTTAGTTACAGAGTTGGATACAATCCTACCTGTACCAAAAGGAAAAGGCATCTTCGGGTGCCTTTTCTTTGATGTATAAATACATTTAGTTAGTTAC